CGTCAGGGTTGCCCCTGTGAAGCCCGAGTTGCTGGAGACCGGTCCGGACGGCGACTACCGCTACAACGTCTACAGCCTCCAGCAAGTGGGCGGCGTGCGCCGCGTGGGGCTCGTGCCCTGGCGCAACCCCGAATGCGTCTCTTGCGGTGGCGTGGGCGTCACCAAGAACCTCGCGCCGTGTAACGCTTGCATCAACTGGACCTCGCAGCAGGACGACCGCGACGGCGATCTCCCGACCAACTGGCATGTGGGGTTCAACCCGATGGGCGAGTGGGAGTGCAACCAGATCGAGGAAGGCGAGGCCGAGGAAGCTCCGGCCGCAGCAGAGGTCTCGGAGACAACCTACGAAGAGGTTGAGCTGGAGACCGCGCCCGTCAAGCGGGGCCCCGGCCGCCCCAAGGGTGCGAAGAACAAGACCTCCGTGCCGCCGGCAGGCGCGGTACCGCGTGCCGCCCCGGCCTACCTGGAGCGCGTCACGAGGACGACGCCTAAGGTGGAGCTGGCTGGGGAAGCGGTTGCGGCGGACTTCACGCTTGTCCTGGGCGCTGCCCTGTCGGGAGTCGTGGGGACAGACCTGACCAGGATCGTCCACGAGATCCGCGAGGAGTTGGGCACTCAATCAGGCTCGAACTACTGGGCGATGGATACCTGGAAGCGTAAGGACTTGCTCGTGCAGACGGCGGACAACATCATCGCCGACCTGGAGCCGGGTTCGTTCCTCGTGTGTGCCGTGCCCGATCTCGACATGGCTCTGCTCGTGTCCGTGCTTGAAGCCAAGGCGGCGCGAGTCGTTCGAGGGATTCGGTAATGAACCAAGAACTCCAGCGGGTCCTCGATTTACCTGTACTCGATGAACTAACCCCCGAGTGGATCGCAGAGGTCACACATGAGCGATGCCCCGCTGGAGCCGTTCGAGGTAAGTTCAAGGGCCTTAACGGACAACAGGCTCTAGCCCTGGAAACTTTTGCGTCTACCCGTTCGGCGTTTGTTCTCTGTGGCGTCGGCGTGGGTAAGACCGCCATTGCCTATGGCTGCGCACAGATCGCCGTCAAGGAGCAAGGTCACGAGAGGGTTCTGATCCTCACCCCCAATAATGTTATCACTCAATTTCTCAGTAAGGGCAGGCGCGAGGCAGCGGAGTGGCTAGGGTTCAAGCATCAAATCCACACGACCTCCGGTAAGTCTGTGGCGCAACGGAATGCGATGGCCAAGCTCGCGCGCCCTGGGGTGTACATCCTGCCGTACTCGCACCTCAGCCTGAAAGACACCGCCGCGTTCCTCGCGGCGATCAAGCCAACAGCCATCATCTGCGACGAGGCCCACCGACTCCGTAACGCAAGGGCTGCGGGATCACGTCGCTTGTTCAGCTACATCAAGACGATTGACTCGGAGTTCCTGTCCATCGCGTTCTTGTCCGGCACCATGACTCGCCGGGGGCTCAAGGACTACTTCCACCTCGCCGCCGTCGTGCTCGGGGGCATGTCCCCGCTGCCGTTGTCCTTCCCGGAGGCGCAACGCTGGGGCGCGGTCATCGACGCCAAGGGCTCTTCGTTCCAGTTTCTCGCCAACGCAATCTGGGACACACAGGGCATGATCCGCGAGTTGACCCCGCTAGTGGACTGGGCCAAGGTGATGTATACCGAGGAGAACCTGGGGGAAGACAAGCAAACCCAGGTCCGTCGTGCGTTCAACCTCCGGCTCACGAGTACCCTCGGGGTCATTTCGTCACCACCAGGGGACTTGCCTTGTCCGCTCATCATAGATAACATCGCGCCGGGGGGGATCCCAGATAACCTCGCGGAACTCATGTACGGTGTGCAACACCTTGGGGTTACCCCGAGCGGCGATGAGATCGAGTTCGCGCTCCACAAATACAAGTGGATGCTGGAGTTGTCGGCGGGCTTCTATAACGATCTCCGCTGGCCAGATAAGATCGCATCGGACCGCGTGGACGATCTCGCGCGTTCGCAGGACCACCACGAGGCGTTGCAGCGTTACCACAAGCTCCTTCGGGTTTACCTAGATTTTCCGAAGGATGGGCTGGATACGCCTTTCCTAGTGGGCAGTCACTTCCGGCGCATGAAGGGGCGCGGGCAGCTCGCGGCCGAGTTGTACCGGCTCTGGAAGGAAGCCAAGGAACTCGCGGACTTCCAAGGACTCATCGAAAGGAAGTCCGTGCCGGTGCGTGTGTCGCCGTACAAGGTCGATGCCCTGGCCAAGTGGGCTGTGCAGCATGCGAACGACGAGAAGCGCGGCGCGCTCGTGTGGGTCGGGCACAACGAGATGCGCGTATGGGCAGCCGAGCGGCTCAAGGCCGAAGGGCTCGACGTGCTCGACTGCCCCAGCGGGGACAAGCGCGTCGCTATCCTCCTGACCGAGACCGAGGCCATTAAGACCCCGGAGAGGTTCTACGTGCTCAACTACAACGGCTGGCGGGAAGGGCTGGACCTTCAGTGGGGCTCGACCGCCGCGTTCCTCCAGTGGCCACGGGGGGAGGATGTCGTGGAACAGGCTATAGGTAGGCAACACCGCCAGGGTCAGGAGGAAGACGAGGTAACGGTCTATACCCTACTTGCCCCCGAGAGGGACTATGGCGACGAAGAAATAGCTTTCGACCAGATGCTTTTCGCTGCAACCTTGGTAGATTCCCTGTACGTCCAGCAGACCACCCGCTCCAGTCGTCGCCTCATGTCCGCCGCGTTCGTGAAGCCCCCGCACCTCTACCCCCCGCAGATGCTCGCCGAGCGCATCCCGAACGTGGCGATGCTTACCGACGAGCAGCAGCGCGAGCTGCTCCAGAGGTTTGCTCAATAATTCGAGGAAAACCCCTTGACCTTCCGTCGCGGGGAGTTACGATGTCCCCGGGCCAACTGCCCTATCACTCACATGCCGCAAGACAACTCACAAACCCTCAGCACCCCCGACGCCCGGTCAGCCGGGCTTCGATCCGACCCGCAAGAATCTCCTCTGATTCGATAGACGCCGCGGGACGTGTGTCCCGGGGCAAGTACCAGTTACCCAAGAAAAAAGAGATACATCATGGTTACCAATCGTCCGAACATGCGCCCGCTCCCGGGTGCCTCCGCTGCGAAGTTGCCGGGTGCCGCCAACAAGCCCGCGTCTGCCCCTACCACGTCTACCCGTCGCCAAGCCCCTGCTCCTGCTCCTGCCGAGCCCCCTCGTCGCGGCGACTTCCTTCGAGGGGTCGTGCCCGGTGCGGACCGCCATCCTGCCCACTTCGATATGGAGGGGCGTTACCTGATTCGTCTCGGCAAGGCCGAGATGTTCCGCAACCGAGACAACACCGGCGACGTGTTCCGTCAAGAGTGCGTGGTTATGGAGAGCCTCGATACGACGGGTAACAAGTCCGTCGGGTACAAGTTTACCATTCTCTTCACGACGAAGAACATGGACGTTTACAAGACCGAGATGGCGAAGATCACCTTCGGACTCGGTAAGCCGAGCGAAGAGCAGATGGTCGCTGATTCCGAGCTGCCTGATGATGAACAGACGCTCGGACCGGATCTGCTCGATGCCGTCCTGGACGGCGTGTATGAGGGTCGTTGCTTCGAGATGACGTTCTATCCGTACACCACGGATAATGGGGTACACGTCACGCGGATTACCTACGGCGACGAGGCTACCTTCGAGTGATCGTCCTGCGAGCCGCCCGTTTCTCATTCGGGCTGGCGCGCACGGGGGGATCCTGTGTTGACGGGGTCCCCCCACCTTCCTCCCGAAAGACAACTCCATGAAACACATCCTCACCGTGCTCCTGGCGCTAGTCGTCCCCGCGCACGCGGACATCATCTACGTGGACTCGAACGCCTCCCCTGGTGGCGCGGGTACTTCCTGGCAGAACGCTCACCAGGGCCTTCAGGACGCGCTGCTGCGCGCGGACCTCACCCCTGGCCCCGATCAAGTCTGCGTCGCGGAGGGCAGCTACTCCCCGGGGGCTTTGTTGGGAGACAGGTTCAACATCCCGCGTCACACGACAGTGGTGGGAGGGTATCGGTCAGGCGATCACTGGCGTTTCCCTACGGGGAGAATGTACGCAACGGTGCTTACAGGCAACGGCATCTGCCAGATTGTCGTGGTGATCCAGAACTACGGCTCGTCTGTCAAACTCAAGTCTGTCGTGGTTTCTGGGGGAATCTGGGGGATCTGGCTCGATGGAGGACCCTTCGCCACTACAACACTGGAGGACGTACGTGTGCAGAATTGTCACGGAGGGCAAGGTATTTCTGCTGGAAACTCAGGCGGTACCCTCAATCTGCTACGGGTCGAGGTAATGGACTGTTCCGCCTCGGCCGCCGGTTATACGGGCGGAATGTACGTCGGCAGCACCGATCGTACAAGCCTATGCAACGTAATCGTCCGCAACTGTACGAGCGACACTGGCGTGGGGGGCATGCACCTCTTCGTCGCGGGGGATGGGGAGATTGTGGGTCAGAACATCCTGATTCACGGATGCCGGGGAAAGTCGACAGGTGGGCTGCGCGCAGAGATTGGAGGCATCCCCGGGAGCATTTCCATGTACGGGGTGACTCTCGTGGACAACCAAGCCACCTCTACTATCAATCCTAGACATGCGCTGGGTTCCGAGAATACCGTTTCAGTTCCAGGGCACATGGAGTTTGTCAACATGGTGGTCTGGAGCGGCTTTCAGGGTCCGGAGATGTTTGGCGGGTACTTCCTGCACACCTACTTCATGCACTCGTTAGTGCGTGGCGGGCTCCCGGCATTCTTCTACCCGAACGGCACGCAGACGCTCCTGGTGCCTCCGCAGCTCATGAAAGGCTCGTACATCCCGACCGACGGTTCCCCCGTGCGCGACGCGGGTGGCACGGGCACCCAGATGCGCGCGGCAGCTCCGGATGTGTTCGACCTGGACAACGACGGGGACTTCCTCGAAGACTGCCCCGTTGACCTCCTGGGGAATCCCCGGTTCGTCGGGGCGGCTATTGACCTGGGCTGCTACGAGATCCAGTAGGTGCTGGTTCGGAAGTTTCTACAAGAAACACACGGGCGAGAGTCCCTTGTAGCAGTAATTTCACCCTCCCTCGGTACTCGAAGGAACCACCTCTCGCCACCCCCTCTTCGGGCGAGTCCTTCGAGTGTGCGTGCCGGGGGAGGGTCTTTATCCCTTGCCAGAATGCCTTGACGGATGAAACGTTGCCCGATACCTATTGTCTCAATTGACTTTGAAACGGACATCATCTCCCCCGCTGCGCAGTTTCCGCCGCCCGTGTGCGTGTCGGCGTACTACGAGGAGCAGGACCAGTATGATCTCCTGGTGGTGGGCGAGCACGACGTAGAAGGAATCCTGCGGGGTATCCTCGAATCATGCATCCGGGGAGACGCGCGGCTCGTCAACCAGTACCTCGCGTTTGACTTGCGGGTTGCATGTAACGCTTGGCCTAGTTTGCTTCCGCTCGTGAAGCAGCTCTACAACACCGGCATGGTGGGCGACCCCTCGTTGCGCGAGAAGTTCCTGGATCTTGGCACACACGGGGCCATCGGATTCGACACGACCCCGGACGGGGGCATGATGTCCAAGTCCTATTCCCTCGCGGACTTGGTGCTGCGCTACTCGGGGAAAGACATCAAGGCATCGAAGATCGGCAAGGACTCCTGGCGCTTGCGTTACAGCGAGTTACGGGGTGTGCCGCTTGCGTCGTGGCCCCAAGAGGCCGTGGACTACGTGCTCGACGACTCCCGCTGGGCCACGTACGTCTGGCGCGCGCAGGAAGAACGCATCGACTACGGCCATCAATGGCCCGTGGAAGGCGGGGAACTCAGCGCCGAGTACGTCAACCTGCGCACGGATTTCACCCACACAGGCGTAACGCAGCGGGGATTGCTCCTGGACCCAGATCGGGCGGAAGTTCTCTGGGGACAAGCCAAGGAAGACATGGACATTGATAACTTCCCGCTCCTCGTCGAAGCAGGCATCGTCATCCCCGAGGTGCCCCCGATGCCCTACGCCAAGGGCACCTTGAACGAGGACGGTACGCCCAAGATGAAGCGGGCCGTGAAGGAGAGCCTGTCCAGGAAGACGCTCCAAGCCCACGTCATCCGACGCGGCCGGGAGCTGGCTATCCGCATCGACCTCACAGACAAGGGCATCGATGGATTCAAGTCAGCCTACGGGGAGCGCAAGCTCTCCGTCGCGGCGTCGCATGAATGCTTCGACGAGCATCCCGAGTGGGCTTCGGCCGGTAAGGGCACGATCGGCACGCTCGCGGGCATGGACGACGCGGTAGCGACCGAGATGCAAGCGCGCGCCAAGGTGGAGAAGCTCGTTACCTCGTACTTCCCCGGGCTGTGCTGGGACTTCGGCCACAACATCACAGGCAAGAAGGCGATTTCGTACCTCGACGAGACGAAGACCCCACCGCCGGGGTGGACGCTGGAGACGGCGGACGTGCGCTGGGCCGAGACGATCCACCCGAACTTCGACCTGCTGAAAGACACTGGGCGCTCGTCGAGCTACGGCGGCGACCTGTACCCCTCGGTCAACATCCACCAGGTAGACCCCCGTATTCGCACCTGCTATTACGCACGCGAGGGTTACATTCTCGTTTCGATCGATTTCGCTGCGCTGGAGTTGTTCTCGGCCGCGTGGACCTGGAAGCGTTGTGTGGGCTACTCGGTCCTGTACGACCTTCTCTGTAGTGGGCTGGACCCCCACGGCTACCTCGCGGCACAACTCTCGTACTTGTCCGACCCGAATACACCTATCACGGGGCACGACCCGCGCGAGCGGTACGAGCAGTTTGCGACGCTCAAGGGCGAGGAGTATTACGAGAAGTGGCGCAAGATGGCCAAAGCCGTCGGGCTTGGCTTCCCAGGGGGGCTGGGCGTCGCCAAGTTCCTGCTGTTTGCATGGGCCACGTACCAGGTCCGGATCACGAAGGAAGAGGCCGAGGCCGCACGGGACATCTGGCTCCAGACCTTCCCCGAGGCACGCGAATATCTCAAGGGCTGGCTCCAAAACGAAGCCAAGGACCTCGTCTGGGACAAGGCCGACTTGGACGCCGAGGACAAGCCTATCTCGAAGTTCCAGTACACGACCCCGCTCGGGATGGTTCGACGCAACTGTGTTTATACCGAGGCGGCCAACGGTAACGCTCTCCAGAGCCCCAGCGGCGAGGGCTTCAAGATCGCCGAGTGGGAGGTTGACTCGGAGACCTCCAACGAAGAAAGCCCCCTCTACGGCTCGCACCTCGTGGCTCCGATTCACGATGAAATTCTCTTGGAGGTGCCTGTCTTCGAGAACTATGCTTTGACCAACGCAGCAATCAAACACGCCCAACGGACGATGGAAGCGGCTATGAGCGAAGTCCTGACCGGAATGCCGGTCCGCACCGAGGCCGTGGCAATGTATCGTTGGAACAAGAACGCGAGGAGATCACACACCTCCGAGGGTTGGCTGGTCCCAGCCGACCCCTACCCCACAGACCTTTACTCCAAAAAACCATGAAAACCAAGGCTCTCCCCAAACTCAAGCCCCTTGCTCGGCCGGTCGCCCCGTCCCTCAGGAAGAAGGGCACGAAGAAGGGCAAGGTTGCCACGGTACCCAAGCCCCTCGCCACGGTACAGACAGGACAGATCGGACGACCCACGCTGCTGTCCACCGTGGAGGCCGCGAAGGGCGCGCTGAAAGGGACAACGAGGAAACCTCACGCCGTGGTCGTGCCAGCAGGCAAGGACCCTGACCGCTTCCGAAACTCGCTCCACGTCGCGGTCAAGCACTACCTCACGAGACAGGATCTTCTCCCCGAGGGTAAGACCCTGAAAAGCCAACGTACCGAGAAGCACGCCCATCTCTGGCTCCAAGATGCTCCTCTCGGTTGATAGTCCCGTTGTCGTCGGCATCGACCCAGATGTGAACACCACGGCCTGGGCGGTGCTGGGGGCTGAGCAGGGGGATATCCGCGACTGCGGGATTATCACTTCCTCTGGAAAGAAGGGAGTGAAGGGTCCCGAGCAGGTGGTCCGGATGACCCAGGAACTCGCGGATAGGCTGCCGGGCATCCTAGATGGTCGAGATTGCCCGGTGGTCATCGAGAGCCAGCACTACAGCGATAAGGGCTCGAAAGTCCTGGTCCAGAACATCCTCAACCTGGCCCTTATCGCTGGAGCTTCTGCGGGCATCGCTGCGATGATGTCTGGGCTCCAGGTCCACTTCGCCCCCCCTGGTGTCTGGACTAAGGGATGGGGTAAGGAAGTCCGGCACAACCGGCTCCGCGAGTTTACCTACGAGATGACCGATGCTCAACTTGCCAAGCGCTTTGGCTTCCGACCCACGGATGCCGTGCATGTCTGGGACGCCATCGGTATCGCTCTCTGGTGGGGTACGGAGATTAACTAGAGCCCCTTGAACATTTGCTGCAACTCAGCGGTAACCTGCCGACGAATGTCCGGGACGAGGATCGTTCTCAGAGTCTCCCTAATCTCCGCGGAGACCCTGGCCGTAGCCTTCTCTGTGAAGTGACGGCCGGGGAACGGGCCTGCATCGAACTCGCGGACGATCATAAAGGGAGGCTGCCCTGCTGCGCGGCGACGCTTGTTCTCGTCGAGCCCCTCGACGTACTCCCTCTTGGTCAAGCGCCTAGCACCCTCATACTTCTTGGGATAGCGCGTCCCCCCGTTTATGCGGGGGTCATCCTTGGGGTTCTCGAACCACACCAGAACCTGTTTGGTCTTCGGGCGAGTGGATCTACGCCCATCGTCCAGCACGCCGAACCACCAGTAACCCGTGAAGAGGTCCAGGAAGATCGTATCGGGGCCGCCTTCCGTGACCTTCCCCCGCAGCGCCGCAGCGAGTGTCTGGGACGCATGCGCCACGAACGGACGGTAGGCCGCCACGACCACACGCGGGAGCAGGGACTTGATCTCCGCGAGCGCAGCGGCGCTGGGTATCTGGATGTTGGAGAAGGGCATTACCTCTTGAGTCCATCCTTGGGACTGCGCCCGAGCGTGTTCGTGTCTTTCTGGCGAGCTAAAGTATCCAGCGCCGCGATGTCTGTGTGCTGCACCAGGTTCTTGAAGAGGAAGGAATCCTTCTTGAACCCGGGGATGCCTTGTCCGCGTGCGCCCAAGGTACATCCGAGCGCTGTGGAGACGAGCCGCTGGATACCCTCAACTACGGTGGTCTGGGTTAGCACCAATGCCTGTACCAACTCGTTCGCCGATCCCATCGGCCGGGGCACGGAGATACCTGCGAGAATCGGGGGAACACGCCAAGCCGAGCAGATGGCGAGTGCTGTAGCGTCGTGAAGCTCGCGGAAGCCGAGACCGTCCACGCCGTCAGAGAACTTCTCCAGTTGGACCTTGCTGACATTGCTCGCTCCAGGGATGGTAATGGCCGCGCTGCGGCCGAAGTTCCTACCCTTGCCTGCGGACATACATGCCTGCAAACTCGCCTTCGCCTCGGTGGTGAGGTTCACCCCGAGCATGACGAGCAGGTGATCCGGCGTGCCCCGGTTGCGCATGTAGTCCGCCGCGCGCTGGATGTGGGCGCAGGAGAGGTCCAGGTAAGACTGCGCTCCGAGCCATGTCGGGCGGCCGTAGTGGTCCCAGTGATTCGTCGGGAGCTTGATCTGGATTGCCTCGCCGAAGTCCACGAAGGGGATGGCGCGGTCCATGTTGCGCGAGCGGCGCATACGTAGCACCTCGGCGTCGATCATACGTTCGGTCCCTTGCGCCGAGGCAAGACGATCCACGTCCGCGAAGTTGGCGAACATGGCCTGGTCCATGTACCCCCCGAAATCGAACTCGAAGCTGGAGCCCGACGGAGCCACGCGCATACCCGTCTGGGTGTACATGAAGTGGTACTGCCCCGAGAGCCTCCCGTCGAGAACTTTGTAGGTATCTCTCCCCGGCAACCAGTGGAGTCCTGTGATCTGGCGCGAGCCGGGATCTCTCACCACTTCGATGTACCCAGTACCGAGGCCCAGCACGTCCGTTACGAGCTGGCGCATGAGGCTGTCGAAGCCGTCGGGGGTGAGCGGGTTCAGTGTGTCGTACAACTCCTCGTCGAGCAGGCCGAGGCCCACGGTCATGTCCACGAGAGTTGCGAGACATGAGGCGTGGTGCGGAGACAGGCTTTCCATCGCCTGCGCTGCCAGGAAGTTGAAGGGGTGGTAGGCCGGACCGAGGGAGGACAGCTCCCTCTGCGACGCACCATCACCCTTGCTCTGTGGCGCGAGCAGGAGCTTGGTCAGCGCCTTCTTGGCGTCGGACGGCAGCGGGGACATGAGCGCCTGGCGAATACTCCAGGTGGGCGGAATCACCCCATCGAAGAGATCCGGGCCTCTCCCTCCCGAAATCGTGGTAACCCACGATTGCTCGGTATCACCTACGCGATACTCGGACTCGCCTGTGCGATTCTCGATCTCTTCGTTGACTTCCATGGATAGAACGCTATCAGACCGCCTAATGGCCGTCCAGCCCTCGAAAAAACCCCGCCGCCTGAGGAAAGTCCAGGTCTCCCTGGTGTCCCTGGTCTCGAAGGGCGCGAACCAACAGCCTGCGCTCTTGAAAAGCGAGGACGGCGCGCTGTGCATCCATGCGCTGGTGAAGGCTGACCTGGAAGGTCTCCTACATACCCTCGTCTACGTCCCCGACAAGGTGGACGGGCAGGACGAGTGGATGAGCGCCGAAGACATCCGGTTCGCCGCGCACTATCACATGCGCTCGGGTGCCCAGTTGGACCTGCACCACGACTTCACGCCGCTGTCGAAGCAGCAGGCGTACCCGGTCGAGCACTTCATCCTCCAGGGTCAGGACGCGCGTTTCCCCCAGGTCGATCGAGAAGGCTTGCCCGTCAAGCACAACGGCGCATGGGGCATGATCGTTAAGATCGAGGACCCCGCGCTCCTGGCGCTTGCGAAGGCAGGCAACCTCAACGAGGTATCTCTCTACTGCGCCGAGGGCTGCTACGAGGCATCCCTCGAACAACCACCCGTAGCCAAATCGGCTGAGGGCAACCCCGCTACGCCAAAGAAACACATGGACGAAAAACTAGCAGAGGCGCTGGCGAAGATGCTCGCGCCGTTCCAAGCGACGCTGGCAGAACTCACCAAGAGCGTCGCCGAACTCAAGGCCCCGCCGATCGTCAAGGTCGAGGTATCGCCCCCGACCCCGACAGTGGACGCCGATGGTTGGCCGATCTTCAAAGGCTCCATGTCGAACCAACTCGACGTGCTCAAGCACACGCGCGCGCTGGAGGACATGCAACTTGGTAAGGAGTTCGAGGGCTGCATGAAGGACGCGCAGGCGCTGCGCGAGTTGACCAAGTGTCAGGTCAAGTTGCGCGAGCTTCGCAAGGCAGAGGACGCCCAGCTCGGCATCGTCGCCGCTCCGACCGGGGGTTCGCTGCGCAAGCAACTCCTCGGGGCAGAGTCCGGTACGCCCACCCACATGGCTCCCTCCGGTCCGGCGTGGATGCAGCCCTCTGATAAGACCGGTCACGAGGAAATCCTCAAGTCTGCGGGCGATTTCCTCAAGTCCCACAACGGTCGCGTCAAGGGCCAAGAGTCCAAGAAAGGCGAGTGATCCATGGTCCTCAAACGACAACTATCGACCGGGCGGGTGTCTTTGGACCCGCTCAAGAGCTACGAGGCGCGGCACGTCATCCTCGGTGTGTTCAGCGAAGATACCGCCATCACCCTCGTCCACACGCGCGTCGAAGATGCGACGTTGCCGGACCGGGGTGATACGTGGCCGCTCCTGACCCCGATCTTCTTCGACTCGGTTGTGAGCGGCTGGAAGGTCTGGACCGCTGGTCGTGCGATCGAGGGCTTCCTCCTGGGCGCGACGGGTACGTCCAGTCGCACCGGGCCGTACTTGCACGGGATGAACGCCACAGGGCGTCTCCAACTCTCTGCCACGGATGAGGTGCAAGGACTCGTCATCATACAGGGGCAAGTCTGGTACCCCGAACTCCCCCTCCCCCCGGGTGAGACCATCCTCGACTTCGAGTCAGCGCTCAAGTCCGGTCTCCGCGAAGACGGCATCCACGTTATGGGCCTCTCGGGCGTCCACTGATTTCCTACAACAACAATGGTACACCCCGCCCAGGTCCTAGAGACCGTCACACTGAACGGCATCGTCGATCAGATCGATATGCCCGCTCGGTTCCTTCGGAATCTCCTCATCAAACGGGAGAGGACGCTGCAAAACCAGACGATCGAGGTTGGCCGCAACTTCCGAGGCCGTCAAGGTGCACCGTTCTCGCCCCCGGGCGCGACGGCACTGATCGTCGGTCGGCGCAATCGCAGCGTCGAGCAGTTCACCGCCCCGAATATCCGAATCAAGCGGAGCATCAACCCGGGCGATTTCATGTTCGAACGGGAGCTGAATGAGGAATTCTACTTCACATCTGGTGGGGGTGGTCGTCCGTCCCACGTCGCTCGTTTCGCCGCGCATGTTGCGGAAACGATGACCGATCTGGAGGACATGATCCAAAACACGGAGGAGTGGATGGTTGCCTCGGAGATGAATACCGGCACCATCACCTACGACGTGCTCGGGGAGGATTCGTTCTTCCTGGATCTGGGCCGCCCGGGCTCCCACACCACGGCGGTCGGCGGCGGCAGCGAATGGAACCAACCCGGCTCCTACCCGCCAAACGAGTTTCTCGACGCCGCGCGCCTGATCGCCATGGAAGAGAACGTTGCGGTAACCCACTGCATCATGTCTCGTCCGGCTGCGGTGGCATTCCTTCGCAACGCGTCGATTATCCAGTTGCTCGACAACCGAGGGATGTCGAATCTGATCGGTCGCCCGAATCTCCAGTTTGGCACGGCCTTCCAGAACGACGGCACCATGCGTTACCTCGGTAACTTCATGGGCGTCGAGTGCTGGGAGTACGATATGGTCATCGAGATCGGGGGGAGCATGGTCAATCTGCTCGATCAGACCCGTGTGTACTTCGTCTCAGCCGCGCCGAACAACGGCTGGGAGATGAACTACGCGGCCATCCCGGACCTCGACGCGATCCAGTCGATGGCGAACTCAGCCCAGGTCATGGGAGGCATGGCAATCGGCAAACGCTTTGCCAAGTCTTGGCGCACGCCGGACCCGACGAGCCAGTGGATCATGCTCCAGTCGCGTCCGCTGCCGGTCACGACTCGCCCGGGCGTGGTTGTCTCTTATCGAGTGCTGTGATCTCCTGTGAGGTGGCCCCGTCTGTTCGGTCAGTCCGTAGCAGACGGGGTTTCCTTCCCGATCTCCCTGTAAACCAGAAACCTCAGAGATGTCCACGAAGCTCGAACCCATCAAGGCTCCCAAGGGAGTCCGTACCGTCCAAGCCGAGGATCCCGACGCACGCTTGCTCGCTGTCGAGCGCATCGTCTGGTACGACACGGCTCCGTGCCCGCACCCGCACGAGAAGCTTTTTGGCAAAGAGTTCCGCTGCGGTGACCAGCACATCATTCAGTCTGGCACGATTTTCCGCTCGATGGCCGAGATCAAGGCACGCGGGCTGGACCAAGAGTCCATCACGCGCCTCGTCAAGCGTGGTTCGCTCGTGTTCCGCAGCATGGAGAGTTTCATCCGAGGCGGTAAGCATTTCGGCCGTAACCAGACCCCCATCGTGCTCGGGAACACCACCGGCTCGAACGAAGGCGACGCGCGCGTAGGGGAAGTCCAGCAGAACCGCCCGGACGTGAAGTTCGGGTATCACCCGTCGAACCTCAGGGGTCACGACCTGGACGCCCTCCAGACGATGATCGTCGAAGTGGACCCGTCGGTCACGCCCCCCGACAGTGTTCAGGGTTGCATCGATGTCCTGAGCCAGAACCATTCAACGCGCTGATCTAGCTACCCACATGGGCCTGTTCAGCACCAACGAAGACATTAAAGCCAAGCTCCGGCTGTCGGGTATGCCGACGACCGGGGATGGGGAAGAGATGTTCTTGCGTGCTCTCCTGCGGGCCTCTGTCACGATCCGGCGCGCGCTGGGCATCAACGTAGTCACGCTCGTCGGCGCATCGTCGGTGCTCATCCAGGACCATGCAAAACTCGTGGAGTACGATCTCGTGCTCTGCGAGTTGGCTAAGACCATGCCCTACGCCAGCCTCGATGGCTCGGCGGGCATGGACAACTGGTTCGACAAGGAAGCCCCGTTCCGACATCTCGACGAGGACGAACGCTCGGCCCTGATTGACCGCATGTGTGGTCGGGCCGAGGACGACCTGGCCGAGATCGCGGGCGACCTCAAGATTCCGTACAAGTCCGAGGCGGGCGTGGACTGCTTCATCATCGAGGGCGAGACCCTGGGCTGCTTCCCCGAGCACAGACATCACCAACACTCCTTGTACGGGAGCTTCGGCTGTTGACCTACCTCGCCAAGTTCTACCGTCAAGAGCCCGTGCTGGAGACCGATCTAGTACCCCAGGCGCTCCAGCTCTACAACGGCTTCATCGCCGCTCTCACTGTGTTGCCGTTCCCGGTCTATCGCGTCATTCCCAATACGGATCTGCGGGAACTGACCGGCACGTACGAGACGCCCAAGGTCGCCCTCTTCGAGGTGCGCGAGCGATTCGCCGAGGCGAACTGCACCATCCTCGGAAAGCTCCGCTCGGAGTGGATCTGGGAAGCGCGTCTGCGGTTCAATAACTCGGTCATGGGCGATCAGCTCTTCGGCGAGCTTGCGCTGGAACCCATCGCCCTTGCATCGAACAACGACACCAATTATCGCATCGACCCTGAGTGCAAGGCATTCCTGGTCTCAGTAGATCACAACTGGAGGCCGAGTCAGGACCCCGGCCCCGGTTCCAGTTTCGATCTTCGCTTTGAAGTCCGGTCCCGCTAACCCCACCTAGGCACTACTCACATGGCAGGAATCAGCACGACCGGCCAACCGTCGGTCAAGAACTATACTTTGCTGAAGGGCCACCTCATGGCCGCCTTCATCAACCCGAACACCGTCGGTGAGGGCCTCGCGATGGCCTGGCGGGAGATGGGCAACACCTGTGAGATGACTCTGAATCTCACCTCTGCCACCGAGAAGCACTACCAGTGCTTGAGCAAGGTGCGGACGGCGGACCTGGAATACATCACCGAACTCGACGGCACTGTCACGATTCGGCTCGACGAGTGGATGTTCGAGAACCTCGCAGCGTTCATGGTCGGCGAGGCGCGCGTGCGCGGCGAAGGCTCTGCCATCGCTGCGGGTACTGCGGCACTCAACGCGACAGGTTTCGTCGTTCCGAACCCCGGGGCTACGGTCATCAATCCTCTGGCGGACTCGCGCATCGGGGGACGTTGGTACGACCTCGGTGTGCTCGCTGCGGGGCCGCTGAGTTCCATCGGCGGTCTGCACGCGGGGCTCACACACGACCGTCGCCTCTACGGGGTCACGGCAGGTAGCGTCACGATCACCGCCAACGCCGTCGTGTACTCCGGCGTACCTGTGGGCACCTCTCCGAGCGTGACCCAGTTCGTGGTCAACGAGGAAATGGGGATGCTGTTCGTTGCCTCGGGCAGCAACTTCGAGAACGACATCATCGCGGACATTGGTGCAAGCACCGTCAACGTCCATTCGATCGATCTAACGATCGGTGCGTACCCGATCCAAAACCAGGAAGAGGTCGCTGGCCTGACCGGCAACCAGCTTGCCCTGGCGCTCAAGGTCGTGGGCATCAACGGCGCGAACCTCGTCGAGGACGAGCTGTTCGAGTTGACCATGTTCCAGGTGGTCTTCCGTCCGGACGGCGACCTCCCGCTGTTCGCTGAGACCGAGCTGGGTCGCTTCACGGTCACGGGCACCCTCCAGCGGAACCAAGCAGCCGACCCCACTGGCGGCGGCTTCTTCACGCTCCGCAAGGTCGCCTGATCCTCCCCGGACCTAGTAGCATAGCGGGGCGAGGGCTGTAGAGTCCTCGCCCCGCTTAGTTAGAGCCTCCCACAAAACCATACTCCATGCCCCTTGATCTCAGCTCCGTAGACTTCATCTCCGACGCGGCCAACACCTCGGTCGAATCCCAAGTCAAGGGTAAGCCGAAGAGCTTCTACCCGCTCTCGACTCGTCGTGTCCTGGCCTTCCGCTCCCTTGCCGGGAAGATTGCTTCTTCCGTCCGAGACATCCTCTACGACTACACCCAAGAGTCGGGAGCCCAGTCGGAGCGGAACCAACAGAAACAAGTCGGCAGCGACATGATGACCTCGACGGTGCTGCCGTCCACCCCCGCGCTGTCCGAGACTCACCGCAAGTTCCGCATGAAGTCGATCGAGCAGCTCTTTGAGTCGTTCGACGACGCGACGGTGGAGGCCCTGGCGCTCGGCATCATGGACTCCATGCGCGACGACTTTCCGCGCGACAAAGAGAAGCCCTTCACGACGAAGGACGCCAAGGAACTCGTAGACACCCTCCCCGTTTCCATGTTCGTCGAGTGCGCGATCGGGGTCTTCCGCGCCAACATGGATTCCTTCGGCCCTTTCGCCAAGAAGACCGGAGACAAGCTACTGAGGGCTCTAAGCGTGCCCGAGGAGCCTCCGACGACGGAGACGACTTCCTTCAACTTGCAAGGGTCGTAGTCCGCCTCGTCACCAAGGGCTTCAACGAGAACCGCCTCCTGGACATGGACCACGTTGCATTGATCGCTCTCTTCGATGAGGTCACGCGCCAGGAATCCCTGGACGCGGCGACGCGGGTCAGTCTCGAAGCGACCGCAGCCCAGGGCACCGGCAAAGGCATCAAGGAGACCATCGACAACCTCACCCGACGCGGCGGCGAGCGCCCGAAGTCGGACGACATGAATAGTTTGCTCGGGAAGAAGATGTAATGACCGACGGCGTACGGTTCCCGATCGAGTTCCAAGTCCTGCGTAAGGAACTACTGGACGAGCTTTCAACGCTCGTCCGGACACTCGTCGGAGATGCCAAGGCGCTCAAGGCGCAGACGCGCCAGGGACTCGTCTCGCCGGAGGGAGCACAGAAGAGCCTCGTAGCCGTAGAGCAAGTCTCCAAGGAGACGAAGGATCTCATCACCCTCCAGCGCACGCTCAACCGCACGGTCAAGGAGTTCGGGGGCCTCGGGAACTTCACCCGCTTCACCGACACTTTGGCCGTGGTGCGGAAAGAGGCCGGGGCGCTGGAACGACGCCTAGAGCGGCTGAACTTCCAGTCGTCCCGGTTGAACCGGAACCTCGCCGTATCCACCCGTCAGCGGGAGATTCGGCAAGAAGAGACGGATCCTGGTCAGAGCAAACTCCGCACGCGCCTGCGCCGCGAAGAGACCGAGGCAGAGCGCAGGTTCGCGGACGCCCTTACCCTATCGAGCAGGGCCGAGCTTGCCCGAGCGCGGGCAGCCGTTGCCAATCGGAAGATCACCAACCAGGGCCCAGTCTCTCGCCGCCAAGCTGTACTGAACCTGGTTGATCCTCGATCGCTCGACGACACCGAAGACGCCATCCGACTGATCGAGAAGCTGAGTACGGTCCAGCGTGCCGCAGCCCTCGACAACTCAGCCGAACTCGAACGAGCCGAAGCTGCCGCCAAGCGCAACGCCAACCTGCGGCGACTGACCACTACAGGGCAGTCCCGATTCACTGCGCCCGGGGCCAACATCTTCGCGGATAGCAACGAGGACATCGCAGAAGCCATCCGACTGATCGAGAAGCTGAGTGCGGTCCAGCGTGCCGCAGCCCTTGACAACTCAGCCGAACTCAAACGAGCCGAAGCTGCCGCCAAGCGCAACGCCAACCTTAGGCAGTTCGAGGAGAATCAAAAAGGTACAGACACTCGACGATTCAGTGCGCCCGGGGCCAGCATCTTCTTTCGAAACGATGGGGGATTCGACGACCCTGCTCGTCAGTCCGCCCTGATTCGTGCTCGGCTCGAAGCAATAGGCGCCGCGGGCGAAGGCGGCGGGAACCGCATCAAGAAGGGCATCGACGGGGCGTCAGGGGGCTTCCGGCGCTTCAACACCGTCCTCAACACCGTCAGCCGCACCCTCATCTCCGTGGGCTCTCTCACGGCAGTCTTCGCGGCCTTCGAGGCAATTCGCCAGGGAGTTCTCTTCGGGGACGAGTTCGAGCGTGCGGAAATCCAAATCGCGGGCATCATAGCCTCGACGGGCCGCCTAATCGACGACCAGGGTCAGTTGCTCAAGCCCGCCGAGGCATTCGGTGCGGCGCTGGGTGTGGCCCAGGAGCAGACGAAGAAGCTCCAGGTGGATGCTCTCACGACCACCGCGACCTTCCGGGAGTTGCTCTCGGCGTTCCAGGTCTCAATTGGTCCGGGCCTCGCGGCGAACCTTGGACTCGACGAGATACGGGAACTGACCGTCGGGATCGCGCAGGCGGCGGCGGCGGTGGGACTGCCGTTGAACCAACTGGCCGAGGAAATCCGTTCGATCTTCACGGGCACTATCAGCCGACGGAACACCCGCCTCGCCACCATCCTCGGGATCGACAACGAGGACATCAAGCGCGCGCGCGAGGCGGGCACTCTCTTCACCGTCCTTCAAGAGCGCCTGTCAGGTATCACAACGGCCGCCGAGTCCCTCAACACCACACTCGGGCAGTCCTTCTCCAACGCGCTGGACGCGCTCTCGCTCGTGGGGGCACGGGCGCTCGATCCCTTACGCGACTCGTTGATCGGGCTGACGACGCTGCTCCAGAAAGGCTTGAACGACGGCACGGCCACAGCGGCCCTGACGGGCATCGGCCGCGCGCTTGCGTCGATCACCGACGGTTTTGTAGATCTGGTGGCGGGCCTCAGCCCAAGTCTCATCACCAACATTGCTGAGGTATTCGAGGAATTCGTTCGCATCCTCGTCGGGGCGGCCATCCCCGCCTTGGACGTGTTCATCACGGCTCTCGGAGTAGTGGCCACGATTGTCGAGCCGTTGGTCACGGCTTTACGGGCTATTGTCGAGAGCGAGTTCGGCGAGGCGATACTGAAAGGTGCTGCGGCGTTCTACATCCTCCGCTCCGCTGGCGTTGCCGTGGTGGCCGTGAACGTCGCGCTAGCTGCCGCCACCAATGCGTATGCTGCTGCCGCACTAAAGGCAGGGCTAGCCTCCGGCGTGTTATCGGGAGGTCTCCGGGGTCTAGCAGCATTGGCCGGACCCATCGGTATCGCCGTAGCCGCACTGTCCCTTGCCTTTGCTCTTTTCGGAGATTCCGCATCCAGCGCCTCGAAAGAAGCAAAGAAGCAACTCGAAGCCCTGCGTGTTGAGGGCCAGAAACTTACACGCGAGGGATTACTCGTCCCGTTCCTCGAAGGACTCGACGAGTTTGATAAAGTATTCGAGGATGCTGTCAAGAGCGTCCGGAAGCTCCGCGACGAGATTACGACCCTTGGACGTCAGCGGGGTCTCTCGAACCTCGCGGCAGAGTTCGTCAAAGCAACCTCCCAGACAGAATTCTCGTTCAACTTCGATGCAGCGGACAAGCAGATCGCCGCGCTAGAAAAGCAGGTTAAAGATCTAAAGGATATTCGCACATTCGACGTAGATATACTGGACGGAGAAGGTAATAGGACTTCGCTCAGGGCCGCAATCGATGCCAGGACTGTCGAAACCCAACGTAAGGTACTGGATCTGGAGAAACAACGCCTCGACATCGTCGAGAAGCGTCAACGCGCGGTACTCCAGATCGCCTCAGTCGAAGCACGACGTATTACCGAGACCGTCGGCAACAATCGCAGCGAGTTGCAGGATCGCCTGCGAGTTGAGCTGGCCGTCGCGGAAGCGGCAGTGACCATCAACGAGGCAGACGACGACCGCGTAGGTATCCTCAAGGATCAGTTGGAACTGCTCCGGCAGCAGGACACCCTCGCCAACGACATCGCCGCGCTGGACGAGTCAGCTTTCAATGCAATCTTGGAGGGAGACTTTAACGCCCTGGAAGACATTGAGGCGGCCGTCGCCGCGCTGGAAGAGGAGTTCCGGATCCGTCAAGGAATCCTCGGCGTTCAGATCGAATCGGCAAACATCGAGGCCGACGTAAAGGATCGCAATCGTGCAAAGGACCTGGACGAGAGAACCCAGGGGATCATTCGCTCGGTACAGGCATCCGAGAGTGATGTCGCATCGGCACAGTCCGCTAAAGACATCGCTGGCTTCGACCCAAACACGTCCATCGGACAACTACAGACGATCATCGCTCAACAAGACGACGTTAACCGTCGCTTGCTAGAGCAACGAGAACTGAGCCAAGATCTCAACATCACAGTCGAGGAAAGAAACCAGGCTACAGCGACATCCATCGATCTCGAAAGCGAGTTGTTACAACTCGAACGCAGAAGACTAGACACCAAGAAGCAGACTGACTTCGAGGCAGGTTTCACGGGAGGCGTAGATAACTTCCGTCAAAATAACCAACCCGGGCAGATCGGTGGACGCCTCGCTGGCGACATCCTCGGAGCGAGCACAGGGTTCCTCTCGGACTCCCTGTTCACTGTCGTGGCGAATGCCTTCGACCCCAACTCGAACCAGAGTCTCAGCGAAGCGTTGCGCTCTCTGGTGACGGGCTTCGGCGCATCGTTGCTGAAGGCCGTCACGGACGCCCTCGCGGCACAGGTCGTATCCTCCCTGCTCGGCACTGGGACAGTCGTGGCGGCAGCCGGTACGGCCTCGGGTGGCCGCATCCAAGGGTTCGCCGACGGCGGGCAATTCGGGGTCGTCGGTGGTCCGAACCTCTGGAACGCACCGCGCGGCGCTCCTTCGACGGACAAAACCCTCGCGGCCCTCACCCCCGGGGAGTTCGTCATACGCAAGTCCTCCGCCGTCGCACTGGGATACGACTTCCTGTCTCGGTTGAACGAGAACCGGCTCACCTCCACCGACTTCCGACGCATGTCCCCGCGCCTCTCCCGTGGCGTCCAAGGCCTCGCGCTCGGCGGACCCGTCCTGGGC